TAGGCGTTCTCTTTGCTCTTTTACTTGATTAATTTGAGTCTGTTCGTCAAGGCTTCTACTGATAGCTGAATCGTATTTAGTGATAGGGCCGCCAGGGGTTTGAACCATTGCCCCACCTTTCTCGGCTGGAGTGATTGGGCCAGGCTCAGAAGGAACTAATGAACCACCTTTTTTATATTCAGGTAGTGCTAATTGATCTGGCTTATTGATATGAGGAATGTATGGGTCAATCTCTGCTCTACCAAGGTCATCGATCCAATTAAAATTGCCACTAAGCATGGCTTTTCTTATTGGTGGAACTAAAGAACCCATACCCATTAAGGGGAAGACTGCAAAAGTATTAGCTGGAATACTTTTCTTCCATTTGTCAAAGTAGTTATCGGCGGCTCCTTGTTGCCCTAATAATTTGAGAACTTCATTGTCAGGAAATAAGTCTAAAAAATTAGGATTATCGTGATCTAAGAAAGGTGATGCAAATAACTGTTCAAATGCTGCCTCTGCTGTGAATGTGGTTCCTTTTATTCCTGTTCTAGTTAACTTTCCTACCCTGTCTGTTCTTTGTGCTGTTACAGCAAGATCTGTAGCAAACTTAGTAGTCCTAAATCTTTTTGCATTAGTAGCGAAAAGGGCTGTCTTTTTTAGACTTTGTAAAGCTCCATATCCAAGAGTAAGACCAATACCTTCTCCTAAAATTTCCCCTGACAAATCTAAAGCAAACTCATCAGCAGGAGCTACGCCTTGATCGTTCCCAGGAATAGTCCATTCATTTTGGGGATCAAACATTGGCTTTCTAAATGATCGCCTTACTTCATCTGAAATCAGCCAAGCATCAGAAGTATCTACTTGATCTCCTCTATTTCCAAGTTCACCTTCAACCAACAATCCTTCCATAAGTGCCGTAACAGGATTGCTACCTCTTTTGTTTTTAAAAAGAATGTCTCCTAGTGAGTTGGTAAGTTTGCTGACTCCATTAAACACACCTCCTAAGCCTGCCCCTACATTCATGTCAGGCGACATTCCGACGTTATAAAACTGAACTAACGGCTTTAATGCACCAGCATCTTCTTCTGCTCTTTCCATAGATTTCTCTCTTCTTTCTGCAAAATCTATTTCAGCAGGCTCCATACTTTGAAGCTCTTCTTTTTCAAATGGTTTTAAATTAAATAGTGACATGATTAACCTCCGATAGAATACTCTTGGACAAGAGTTTGTAGGGTTTTTGCATAATCAGGATCAGTAGCATATCCTTGTTGTTGCAATAGATTTGTTACTTCTTTAACGCTCTTGCCTGATTCTACTCCAGTAAAACTTTTATAGTCCTTATACCACTTATCTATTAAATATTTAAAGGACTTTTCTTCACTATCAAAGTTAATAAAATTAGCCTTTACTTTCTTTGATTTGCCACTAGCATCATCCTCTTCTGTATTCACTAAACTACCTTTAGTTCCTGGCAAAGCTTTTAACCCAAAAAAGTTATTAGTTCCGCTAGGCTTGTTCCCGAAACCAGACTCTAGTGCAAACTGAGCAGCAACAACTTCAGGATATTTAGCACCTAATTTTTCAGCCAGAGCGACAGCAGATTGGAATCTTTGATTGTTATCTCCTTGTGTTAATCCAATATTAGTTGTCATAGGCTCTGCATTGACTGGGCCGCCAAACATCATATTCAGCATCCAGTCACCTGGCCCTGGAGAAACAGCACTAGCCATTGCTTTATTGAAATAAGTCAACGATGCTTGATTAGATGATTTCTTATTATTAACAACACCTTCTAAATATTTTCTTACCGAGCCATCAGGATCAAAGGTATATTCATTCTCTGGCCCTCTATAAAATCTAAGCTGCTCTAATAGATAACGCTCTGGTGTAGTACCTGCTCTTGTCGAAAACAATCTTAATTGAGGACTAAATTCTTTCCCCTGATTTAAACCGTCTAATTCGTTATAAAGCCAAGAAGCATTAATGACGGCACGTTCTCTATATTTTTTAACGACACGATCAGGAACATTTTCTGAACCAACCATTCCTACTGGTTGAGTTTTTGAATCTTTCTTTATTTTGTCTGCATCAGGTGGAACCTCGACCTTTTCTTTCTTTGTAGATTCGGCAAGTAAGTTTTTTAATTCATCTGAATCTACCCATTCATCAAAAGATTCTTGCAATAAAATATCAGCATCTTCTTGAGGAATAATTCTTCCTCGATTGTTTGTATCTTTATACCATTCATTTAATTTTTTATTATAAATTTTATTAACTCTTCTATATGTTTTAGTCTCTATCTTTTTCGCATCTTCTGAACCTGATTGTTGAATTTGAGCTTGGTAAGTAAGAAAACCACTTTGACCTTTTGGCGGCTGTAATGCTTTTAGTTCAGGTCTTTCAAATAGTCCTGCTAATCTTTGGTTATAAACAGAATTAAATATATTTGGGCGTTTTTGTAAGTCTTCTTCTCTTGATCTTAATATCTTCATTAAATCGTTAACAGTTCCTTTCTTCTTTGAAGCTGTTTGAATCCTTCTAATAATTTCTCTATAGCCTGTGCCATCAAAATCTTCAGGAGCTAAATCTCTTAATTCTTGTTTTAAAGTATTTAGTTCTCCTTCTGATAATTCATCTTGATATGTTCTCCATTTTGCAGCCTCCTCTTTCTGGTCATTCATATATTCATTAATATTTTTATATCCTAGTTTCGTTCCTAACTCTCTAAATTCTGCATAAGCTTTTTTCCCTTCTTCACTATCAGGATCAAGATCAAATGGGCCACCTGCTTTCAAAAACTCTATGTCTAAAAAGTTTTTAATACCTTCTTGTTCTTCTTCAAAATTATCATTAATTGCTTTTGCACCTTTATTGCTCATATCTAGCAATGTATAAGGTATTGAATCTGCAAGAAAAGGTCTTTTATTGTAGTGTTCTTGCCATTCTTTTGTTCCTGGTTTTAATCCATTATTTGAACCACTTCTGATCTTGCTTATTATTTTTTTGCCTATTGCTGTTCTTTGATATGTAGGCAGGATTTGTTTTAATACTTTGTTCATTGCATCGGTTCTTCTATCCCCTGCAAGTAAAGAAAGTTTGTCGTCTAAATCTGCTGTTAAGGCTTGTGCCGCCAAGAATGGAAAATAAGGATCTGCAACTGTTGATTGCCTAGCATTTTCTCCTTCTCCAACTGTCACTCCTTTTTTTAGTAGATCTTTAAATGTGATTCCAAATGATGTAACTGCTGTTTCTACAGAGCTTTGATCAACTGCCTCGTTATATAGTTTTTCGTGCGAATCTCTGAATGAATCTTTTGCTGAATTTATCTTAGAAACTGCATAAGCGTGATATTCGGTTTCATCTCCAGTTAGTCCATACTCATCATTTAAACCAGTTAAAATGCCATGAAAAGCCTGCTCAATTTCTCCGCTTCCTGGCTTTAATGCTGCAAGTGAAGCTTGATTGTTTGCTAAATAATTTTCAACTTTATTGTCAATCTCACTGCCAAGCATTTTTGCTAAATACTTCCTACGTCCTATTAGCCTCCAAGGGTTATCAACATCTAATAGTGCAGCAGCTTCAGGGTCAGTTTTTCTTAAAAAATTAATAGCTGCATTTGCATCAATCGCACCTGTTTCACTCTGTTGTTGCAAGCTAAGTTTTGCTTTTGCTAATTGATTCCGAGCTTCTTTATATTCAGGTGCATTTTCAAAGCCTGTTTGCATATTTGTTCTTGCATAGTTTTCATATACCGAGGCTCCTGCTTTTACTAAGTTCTGAGTGAACGGCCCTAAAGCTTGAGATAGTTGTTGGAACTGGTTATATCCTTGTACGTTTCCTTGACTTCCTCTTTGCAAAGTAGCGATCTGTGGAACACTACCAATCATTGATGGCTTGGCTGCACCTGCTGTTTGCTTTTGCCCAGGAGTTATAAAAGAACCTAAAGGCTTTGCAACTGGTGTTATTTGTCCGAAAGGGAGTTGTTTTTCAGTAGCCATGATTTACTTGTTTTCTAGGGCTTTTAAAGTTGCTGCTTTGTTCTTCATGTCATAGATAGTGCTAACACCACCTAAAACAGCAGAGCCAGCATTAAGGATTGCTGCACCCATTGATGGGCCTCCACCTGTCATGGTTGGGCCACTAGGAGTAATCAATGTTGGCAATGGTGCGAACGGTGCTATTGGATCTATATAAGGCTGCTCTTCATAGAACTGTTGGCTATTCCAACGACTTATATATTGAGCGACTTGTGCCGCTTGTGTCCTGTTGTATTGGTTCGTTCTAAGCCCTTCATTGATCTGCTGTAACGCTTCATAATCTCCCTGTTGTCTTGAGTAGTCATTCACTATTCGATCAACTGAATTACCTTCTGCGCCCATTGCCTGAACTGAAGCTCTTGCTTGTAAAGCTCTCCATCTATATTGCTTAGTTGCAACAGCATCTTGCATAGATACTTCTGCAAACTGTTGGCTTATCGCTTCGCTATCGCTGATATAACTTGCGCCTGCTGCTGCTCTTGTTTGCTCAACAACTTCTGCTTGTCTAATTGATTTAGTTAGCTCAACATTTCTAAGTGCATTGACATAGGAAAGTTGGCTGTTGTGATTAACTGTTTCTTTCCAATAATTATGTTGTTGATTTGCATCTCTAATCTTTGAATTAAAGCCAGCCTGCCAAGCAGCAAATTCGTTATTAGCACTTTGAAAAGCTTTCTTGTTTAAGTAGTCCTGCTTTTGAGCTTTATACCCTGCGATTGATTGAAATACGCCTAGACCCATTTGGCCTAGACCTAGCATGGTTGCTGGATCCATTACGCTTTCCTCCAGAAGTGGCTAAACAATTGAGCGCTTGCACCCATTGGGACTGGTGTATCAATCGTGAAACCCAAATGCTTCAACCATCGAATAGTTGTTTGATTTGAATACATTGCCCAGTTATGTAAGAAGTCATTGCCATCTTCAATTAGGCCGTCAACCCATTTCCGACCTCCACGAATGAATTGTCTTCGATGACTAGAAGTTGCAAATAAATCATCTGTTCCTAATAACCAAATCAAAGAATCATTTACACCACATATCCCTACTGGTAATCCATTATCTCCATCTATGCAATGACAAACATCGCTATCTTTCCAACTCTCTAACACAGCCTCTTTAGCAGTTATGCCATGACTATAATGCACTTCCAATTCATCCTGCTTTCTTACATTATTGCTTATGTACTCCACTCTTGCAGGAGTCGCAATAGCCCACTTCATTGAACACCTCTAGCTTGACTTGTTAATAATCCAACCCATTCACATGTACTGAATTTGCAAGGGTGAATTGTGTCGTTGTGAATTTCAACAATGCAATTCTCACCTTTGGAATTTATAGGAATTCTGAATACACCTTCATGGTATCTATCCTCATCTTCTCCATATCCTCCAGAGGGGAGAGCGCTTCCTAAAGTTGAATTTCTTACTCTTAATGTTGTGTCGTCATATTTATAAATTGCTGTATCTCTACGTTCAGCCATGACATGTATTTCAAAGTAATAGCTTTCGTGGTATCTAATCTTTGCATGTCTTATCTGTGATCTTTGTGTATTACTTGCAGCTTTTCCACCTCCTATTTCTTTATAAAGTTTGAACTTGGTAAATCTATAAACAAAGTCATAAGGCTCACCAAAATAAACAGGCGCACCAGACCAATCACCATCAGCAACAATTTGATTACCGCTTGTAGCTGAACCTAAATACACACCTCCAATATTTGTTGTTGCATATCCTGACCATGCTTCTGTCTTGGAGGTCATCGTGTAGGTCAATGTCCATGTGGTTTTCTTAGTTACAGCGTTATAAGTTCCTGCACCAACTCTTAATGCTGACGGTGTTTCAGTTGTTGTTGAGATCTGTCTATCTAATAAGAACGGATATGGGCTTGGTGTTACATCACTAAGTCGATCTGATACTGCTACTTTCTCAAGCCAAACATCATTGCCATATTCCGCTAATAAATAAATAACTTCCTCAACGCAAAGAATTTGAAGAATCTTTGTTACTCCTGACATTTCCCAATAAGACCAACTGCTTTGCGCTCGTTCTGTTCCCTGCCCTTGGTTTCTGTAAAAATATTTATAAACATAAATTCTCTTCTGATAGCCTGACTTGTCAGACAAAGCGAACCAAGTATTACCTGTATCGTTAGTTGTTAACTTATAAACATCAGATGGAATATAACTACTGACATAGCTAGTCAAATCAGACGCATCAGCAACTAAAGCAGAGCCAGCGCCCTTAACACTAAACTCTCTAAACTGACTCCATTGACCGTTTGTTTGACAGAAGATAATCGTGCCAGCTACGGGAACAGGTCTACATTGAATGTCTATTTCATACTGAGTTAATACAGATATAACTGCACTTTTAGGTGTAAGTATTGTTTCTGCTGCATTAAATCTAAATTGAATTTGGTCAGAAAATACAATCAATTCATCCTGATATGGTATGGCATATCTAAGGATTGACACTTTATTATTACTTGCCTGAATATCAATTGGGTCAGAATCTAATACTGTAGTTACTGTCTCTGGATAGAAACTAAAGAACTCTTTTGCTCTACTTAAAACAATATATTCATCAGCTAGTATTCCTAATCTTCCCTTGTAAATAAATACATCTTGAATGGGATAGCCAATGAAACTTGGATTAGGTGCGCTAGTTGAATCACCACATGTTCTTTCTCCCCATTTTGGAATCTTTGTTCCACTCTGAGTACTTCCATCAGCAGGGCCAAAATAGAATTGACCATTAGACAAACGCACCAAAACTTGAGGCATTGTCGAATCATCAATCTTATATTTTTCCCCAGGGCTGACACACTCTTGCCATGATCCTTCTCCAAATGTTCCTGACCTTGGAACAAATTCAATGTGGTAATTGTCAAAGTTATTCCCTGGATCTCCTACGATTTCTATTTGATAACCCTCTGGTGCAATCGTTGGTAGCTCTGTAAACACCTGAACAGAGTTAGTGATTGCTGTTAGATCAGCGTTTGCTCTAGCGCACTTAGCTGAAACTGTTATTGCACTAGATGACTTTGCATGAATAACACTTCCACTTCTTGTAAAAGTGACACCAGAGACACCAGACAAGCCTGAAATAATGTTGGTAGCAATAGTCGCTGTATCAATTCTGTGTTCAGTCGTTGTACTTCCACTAACAACTACAGGAGCTACAGCAGTTTCAACAGTCGCTAATGTACCGTTAACATTGACCTCATATTTCTGCCCGTAATTTGCTGCCTTCACCCATATCAAACATTCGTGAGCAGCAGGCCGAGCAGTAGCAGGAGCCGTATCGCTGGTCATTGCAGGAACAGCCTTTGTATTACTAATGAAAGTAAAGTCGGCAATAGTCGCTGCTCTTATATCTGTCTTGGCGCTGACTACAGAGTTTAAATAGTTATAAGCATTAGTAGCTGCGTTAACTGTCTTTTCATTTCCATCTAAGTCAAAAACTTTTATTGCTGTTTTTCCAATAACAACTAAATATTTTTCACCAGAGTCACGCAGAATTTGATGAAAGAAAACATCGCCAAATGTAGATGTCGCAACCTTCTTAATACATTTAGTTCCTTCTCTTTTTCTAAGTCCTTCGGCAAGAGAACTCATCCCATTGACTTGTTTCTCTGCCTGTGTTGGATCTCTTTGAGCGTCAGGTTGTAGTGATGTTCCCTGAATTAAATTCGGGATTGTATATGAAGCGAGATTAGCCATCGACAAACCCCCTTGTTCTACCTAGCAAGCCGTAACCAGGAGAGAAAGTTCTACCAGGCAATAGACCAGGGCCACCAGTTAAGGCGTTGGCTTGTGCTTGGTCTAGCTCTACTCTTTGCAGTTCAACTAAGGCTGCCTGCTCATCCATTGCGGTGTACTTAAATATCGAATCATCTGCTAACACTCGATCACTAAATACTCTGGCTGATCGAATCGTTGTCCATCGGTTGTAGATCTCTGGACATTCATCCCAAGGCAAGTAAGAAATGATATCTGCTTTAAGTGTCGTTAATACATCATCAGGAATTGTGTATGTTCTCTTCTCTCTGTCATATACCTTTTGCCCTCTCATCACAAATCTTCCGTCCCACTCATATTCATCAGTAGCGAAAGAAGCAATATTTGCAGGAAGAACTATTTGATTATTTGTGTCTTTGGAAAATTCAAAAGCAAGCTCGGTGTTCCAACTCCATCCTCTTGTTTGACCTTCTTTAAAAAACTCAAGAATAGTTGTCTCAGCCTGTGCAGCTTCATTGATTTGTTGTGTCTCCAAACTATTAACAGGTTGCTCACCAATGTTCTGTAGACAAATGTTTACAGCTTCTAAAAGAGTGGTTCGGCCTGGTGCTTGTGACTGTTTATCTAAGCCCATAAAAAAAGACTGCACACATGCAATCTTTATCTTATCGGTTATTCGTAAGAAAGTCCCCTGACTGAACAAAATCAGGGGAAATTAGTACCTCTGCTAGTAATAATCTATGGGATTTCGATTACACCTGCACACTCGGCTCTTAGTACATTCATACCAATTGCCATACGTGCCACCAAGAGGCTCGATTGGTACATAACATTGAACGATGACCCTTCACCAGTTACCTGAAGTGATGGACTCTTCAATGTCAAGACACCAATTGCATCTTTGTGGAAGATGATCGCTTTGTTCTTAGCCAAGTTCTGCTGATAAGCAGTGTTCTTGTCGTAAGATCCGTTTGTATAAGAGGCTTGTGTGACGTGGTTCGACATGTGAACATCCACCCCCTTGACACGCAATATGCGACCACCAGCGAATGAACCATTTTCACCGCCACCACTGTTGAAATCAGTGTTGATTGCTCTAGTGGAGTCAAGTAAGAAATCGTATTCGTCAGGGCCAACAACGCAAGCTAAGTTCTCTGTTGGAACATCAGCCTTTTGCATTTCAACTTTGATAGAACTAATCTTTTCAATTAGCTCATCGCCTTTGGCGTTCTTAGTTGCTGCTGCGTAGCCTGCTGAAAGTGTTGCGCTGTGACCAGTGCGATTAGCGTTAATTGTTTTAGCTAATGGCTCTGTTGAGGTCTTAGCTGCTGCATAGAGAACTCTAGCGGCTCTCTTATCCCACTCATAAGCAAGGGCTAAACCTAGCTGATTGGTGATGTCACTACGATCTTCGTAGTAATTCATTAATCTATCTAGGTCGTAAATAACCTGATCGGCTATTAACAATCCATCTAAATTAATAACCTGTTCGTTTCTATCTCCAGGGCTATTTGTTGCCCCTAAGATGGGTTGTCCCAATTTTGTTATCCCGAAAGCTCTTTATCTCTCGGTTCAACATCTTTACCATTGATGTTGTTCAGACTATATCTTCATCCTTGAAGGATGCAGGGCGCTCTTGGAAGCAAATTACTGAGTTTCCTCTCGGCTTCTAGTCGTTGAACCTTCCAGACTGTGATCTGGCTTGGCTGCTGATTACCCTTT